TCCAGCGATGGCGTGGCGCACTTCGACGGCACGGTGAGCGACGAGGCGGGCGCTGGCGAGCTCAAGCTGAACACCACCACCATCTCCGTCGGCCTGGACCTGCAGATCACCGCTGGCTCCCTGACGCAACCCGCATAACTAGGAGGAGCACATGTCGCTCCTCGCAGCCCTCAACTTCGACGAGGCCAGCGGCGCCGTTCTCGACGTCACTGGCAACGGCCACGGCTTCAACCTCGACGCCAGCCTAACTCGCCAGGCGGGCAAGACGGGCAACGGCACCGCACTGCGGCACGAGTCGACGGCGGCCAACTCGCCCGGTCCGGCCATCTTCGGCCAGACCGCCCTGCGCACCCTCGTGGTGGACGTCAAGCGCACGTCCAACTCGGTGGATGGCTGGATCTGCGAGATGAAGAACACGACGGCCGATACCGGCGTGTTCGGCTTCCTCTTCACGGGTGGCAACGTCCAGGCCCGGGTGAAGAACTCCTCCAACGCCGCCTTCGCCGCCTCGTTCGCGCAGCCCACGGCGGGCACCTGGTACCAGCTCGCCATGACGTACGACGGCGCGAACATCCGGCTGTACTTCGATGGCGTACTCAAGGCGACCACCGCATTCGCCGGACCAATCTGGACGTCGGCCACCATCTTCCCGATGATGGACACGGTCGGCACCGAGACGCTGATCGACAACGTCCGGGTCTACGACGAGGCGCTTGACGCGGCCGCGATCCTGGCACTGAAGGACGTCCCTGTCTCGGGCGCCACAGTCAATGCCGGGACGCTGTCGGGCAGCTTCAGTTCGCCGACGGCCTCCCTGACCGGAGCCACGGTTCCGGTCGACGCTGGCACACTCGCCGGCAGCTTCTCGTCGCCCACCGCAGCCATCTCGGCGAACGGTAGCGTTCCGGCCGTGCTATCGGGAGCGTTCAGCTCTCCGTCCGCTTCGCTCGCGGGCGCGTCCTCGGCGAGTGGCCAGCTCGACGGCGCCTTCTCGGCTCCACAGGTCGACCTCACCGGTGAAGGATTCCCTCCGGATCAGGGGGCCATTGTCGGCCAGTTCAGTGCGCCGATCAGCAGCCTTACCGGTGTTTCAACGGCCAGTGGCTCAATGATTGGGACATTCAGTCAGCCAACGTTCGCCGGGCAGGGCGGGCTCCCGCAGGTCGACCGCGATATCCTGTTCACGATCACGGTCGGCAGTCGGTCGGCCTTTGAGCTCTCAGTCGGCGCCGAGCGTGCATCGACCTCGGAGGCACCCCAGCGTACGACGATCGGAGTCGGCAACATGGACAAGCAGTGGCGGAACGGCTCGGAGCAGTACATCGACTTCACGGTGACGATGCTCGACCCCGAGGCCGAGCTGTCTCTGGCCGAGGCGCAGGCCGTCCCGTTCCAGGTGGCCGTCACCGACTCGGTCGCCACGCCCGCGCGAGACGACGCCGCCTGGGTGGACCCGTCGGTCGCGCCCGAGGTCACCGAGGTCGATGGCAAGTTCGTCGTCCTGATCAAGCACATGTACGAGGCCACCGCGACCGGCCTGCACTCCGTCTGGGTCAAGTTCGGCCCCACTCCGGAGAGCCCGATCTATCAGGTGACCACCTTCGTCGTGCTGTAGCCTGTACGATCGGTCATGTAGCCGATCCCGAAGGAGGGCCCGCCGTGGTCATGTCCGCAGGCCAGGTCAAGGGCCTCGCCCGAGAGAACTTCCCGTCGTTCCTGCGCCAGCGCGCGAACGTGATCATCCTGGACGCCTGGGAGCGGGGAGAGCAGCGCAGCGCCGACGAGCACGGGGTCCACGAGATCACCGGAACCGTCTTCGCCCCGCCGGAGCGCCTCCTCACCGACGAGTACCGCCAGATCAGCCGCCTGAGCCCGAATCCGCTCGGCGGCCTGATCGTCAGCTCCCTCTCGCAGACCGCGTACGTCGATGGCGTCCGCCGATCCGGCACCATCGAGAACATGGAGGTCTGGAACACCTGGCAGCAGAACGGGTGGGACGGCAAGCAGATCGCGCTCCACCGGGCGACCATCGGCCACGGCCTGGCCTTCGCCACCGTCCGTCCCGATGTCGACCCGCTGACCGGCGACAAGATGGCCAAGATGAGCGCCTTCTCGGCCAAGCGCATGGCCGCCTTCTACGACGACCCGAACGACGAGTGGCCGTCGATGGCCATCCAGGCTGACCCGATCAACCGCTTCGAGGGCTTCGCCGGCGAGTGGACCGTGAGCGTCATCGACGACGAGGCCGTCTACTTCCTGTCGTGCGAGAACAACGGCATCGACCTGGACGACTGGGAGTTCATCTCCTACGAGACCCACGGCATGCGCGTCCCGCCGATCGTTCGGTACGCCAACCGCCTGGACCTCGACGGCCGGGCCACCGGTGAGATCGAGGCCATCCTCCCGATGCTGGCCCGCATCGACCAGAACACGTTCGACCGCCTGATCGTGCAGCGCTTCGGCGCCTGGAAGGTCCGCTACATCGCAGGCATGGCCAAGCCGGACAACACGACCGACAAGGTCGCGGCCGCCATGCGCCTCAAGATCGAGGACCTCCTGATCTCCGAGCACCCGGACACCAAGTTCGGCACGCTCGACGCCACGGACATGAAGCAGTTCCTCGAGGCCGACGATCACGACCTCCGGATGCTGGCCGCGATCACGCAGACCCCGCCGCACCACATGCTCGGCCTGAGCTCCAACCTCCAGGCCGAGGCGCTGGCGGCGGCCACCGAGGGTCTCATGCGGAAGTCCGGCGACTTCAAGATGATCAACGGCCAGAGCCACGAGCAGCTCTTCCGGCTGACGGCGTACGCCAACGGCAACGCGGAAGAGGCGCGGGCGACCGATATGCAGGTCCGCTGGCGTGACATGGACTCCGGCTCGCTGATCCAGACGTCGAACGCCCTGGCGATCATGGCCACCTCGCTCAAGATCCCGCTGGAGATGCTCTGGGAGAAGCTGCCGGGCTGGACCGACGGCGACACCGAGCGGGCCAAGGGCCTGGTCGAGTCTGGCGCGTTCGAGAAGCTGATCGGCCAGCTCGAGGCCGAGATCGCTGCAGACTCCGCGAAGACGATGGCCGACGCCGTCCCGCCGGAGCCCAAGGCGACCGGAGGGTCCGACAAGGGGGCCGCGTGATGGCGCTTGACAACACCTACCTGAAACGCCTTCTCGAAGAGCAGAAGGAAACGAACCGCCTGCTTCGAATGCTGGTCGCCAAGCATGATCACCGCTGGGCCGGGCCGGACATGGAGGGGCCGATGCGCTGCCGGATCTGTGGAGAGGTTTACTGATGGCCGTCACCGCCCAGGCGGCCGCCCTGACCGAGGCTGAACGCCTCGCGCAGGCGCGGAACGGCGCCCTCGTCGCGTATGTCGTGGCCCAGCTCTGGCTACGGTCGATCGACCCAGACGACATCGACGGCTCCAGCTTCGACCTGATCAATCGACTCCTCCCCATGATCAAGCAGCGCCGCGAGCTCTCGCAGCAGCTCGCCCGGACGTACTACACCAACTTCCGGGCGGCCGAGGTCAAGGGTGGCGACGGATTCGCGCTGCCGGCGCCGACGGAATTCCTCACGGACGCCGTTCAAACATCCCTTCGCGTTACCGGTCCGATCGCACTGAAGAAGCGCATCGCCGCCCTGCCGCTGACGGACCTGACGACGCCCGCCGTCCAGAAGGCCCTGATCAAGCAGGCGATCGATGACACCGCTATCGACATCAGTGGCGCGGCCACCCGGCACGTCATGAACGGTGGCCGGGACGAGATCCAGTCCGCCCTGGACGAGGACCGCGAGGCGCTCGGCTACATCCGGGTGACTGATGGCGATCCCTGCTACTTCTGCGCCATGCTGGCCTCGCGCGGCCCGGTCTACGACGGCGAGTCGTTCGATCAAAGCGATCCCCGCTTCATCGGTGAAGGGTCACATAAGGTGCATGACCACTGCGGCTGCGGAGTCGAGCCCGTCTACTCGCGCAAGACCAAGTGGCCCGGTAAGGCCAAGGCCGCCGAAACCGCCTGGATCGACCTCTCGAACGAGCTCGGCCGGGTTCCCACGATCAACGATTTCCGGAAACGGTGGGAAGGTCGCGCGTAATCTCGCGGGATGAGATGCGCACTTGACATCCTGTCTCGTATGCTCTAGCCATCGGGTGACTGCAGGCGGTCGCCCTCGAAGCCCCTAGGAGGGTGTCATGCCGAAGCTTCCCGAAAAGATCGAGGACTGGTCCGCACCGTGGGAAACCGCGACGGGAGAGACCGAGATCGACAAGGACAAGCTGAAGCGGTATCTGTTCAACCTGCTGGGCGACAAGGAGAAGCTGCAAGCGCGGCTGACCGAGACGACCACTGAGCGGGACACCCTCAAGCAGGCGGCTGACGAGGCGGCTCGCAAGGGCGAGACGAACGAGCAGCGCCTGGAGCGCGAGAAGCAGGAACTCCAGTCCGCTCTGGACAAGGCCACTGGGAGTGGCGATCAGAGCGAGGAGAACCTCCGTCTTCGCGTGGCGCTGAAGAAGGGTCTGAACGAGAACCAGCTCAAGCGGCTGGTCGGGACGACCGAGCAGGAACTGCTGGCGGACGCGGACGAGCTTCTGGCTTCGTTCGGATCGGCCGGCAAGTCCGAGGAGGGCAGTGGTGACCCGGACAACGGCGGCCTCCGTCGAGTCCCGAAGGGCAACCACAACCCAGGCGACCCGAACCCGGGCGCTGGTGCCGATGTCTCCGTGGACAAGGCACTGGAGCAGATCCCCCGGATCCGCTGACAAGACATCCGCACGATCCTCGCCACGGGGGTCAAGCGGCCGAAACGATCTCGTAGGAGGTCCCCGTGGCAGTCATCAAGGCGAAGCCGGAGAAGATCGTCGAGTTCTTCCTCGCGATGGTCGGCCGGGAGCTTCTGGGCCCCGACCTGGTCACGCGAGTGAGCGACGACTTCTTCAAGGGCGCGATGAACGACACCGTGTCCATGCGCATCGGCGGGCTCCGTGCGGTCGCGCGTGACTACGACTTCCGTTCGCGGACCGCGCCGATCGTGCTGGACGACATCGAGGGTGGGGAGACCATCCCGATCACGCTGGACCGGCACGTCTACTCGGCCACCGGTCTGACCGACGAGCAGCTCACGCTCGACAACATCGAGTTCGCCACCGACGTACTGACCCCGCAGGTCGAGGCCGTCGTGGGCAACTACGAGGACAAGGTCGTCGCGGCCTTCCGCGCCGCCGACTTCAAGGGCACGGTCACCTCGACCCTGGCCGAGGACCCGCATCTGGTCGCGCTCGAGGCGCGTCGTCTGATGAACTCCTACAAGGTCGCGCCGTATGGCGGTCGGATCTTCCTGGTGGGCTCGGACGTCGAGGCCGCGTGGCTGGCCAGCGACCGGCTGAGCACGGTCGACAAGATCGGCAACGTCAGCCCGGCCGTTCGGGAAGCCGTGGTCGGCAACCTGGCGGGCGCCCCCGTGGTCGTCCACCCGGAGCTGAACCCGAACGAGGCGTACTACTTCCACAAGAGCTCGTTCGTCATGGGCTCCGTGGCGCCGGTCTCGCCCCGTGGTGCGGTCGTCTCGGCCAAGGCCTCGCGGAACGGCTACTCGGCCCGCTGGCTGATGGACTACGACCCGAACTTCCTCCGGGACCGTTCGGTCGTGTCGAGCTTCATCGGGATCAACGAGATCCTGGACGAGCGCGTCGGCGGCACCGGAGCGGACAAGAACGACATCGCTGCGGACCCGAGCAACGTTCGGATCGTCAAGCTGGCGCTCTCCGGCACCGGCACCGTCCTCGACTGATCCCAGTCCGGACGTTCGGAGAACCCCCGCTTTCCGCTGACAGCGGAGAGCGGGGGTTTCCTGATGTGAGAGGATGAAGCATGCCCACCCTGGTAAGCATTGATCAGTTCGCCACCTGGACGCGACAGGACATCGCGACGGTGGCCGCTGACCCGTTCGCCACCC